TGGTCGAATGCCGCTTCGAGTAATGGATGTTCTCTCACATCGAAAGCGAATTTCGTATGCCTCTTGAATATACTTGAGAAATGTGAATAGGTTGGGTCCTCTGTTATGTACATATCCTGTATTCCAGTAGTACCCAGTGTCAGTTTTCCTGCCATCTCTACTTAACTATATGTTTTATTTTTAACCCTGCAATAAAAATCCATCCTTGAAGACGAGTGCTTTGTAACCAGTGTAATACATGTGAAACTTATACTCGGGGTTTTGAATAGTATTACCATTGCCGTATTTCAGATCGATATTATCCACCAACTGTATGTTCAAAGTTGTCTTTTCCGACTGCAGTACAGAAAAGTCTAGAAATCCCGAAAGTGAAGTACTTTTAGGGAATAATGCGAAATTGTATGAATAAATGTAATTAAGTAAATAGTTGGGTATGGGTGGCTCGTATAAATAATTGTTCGAGATACCAGTCCCCGATCGTGCCATTTTAGCTCGTGAGGGGACGTAACTGAAGAAATATTCTCTGTCGTTGTTCGATACGTTCGGAATGCGTTCACCATTCAGTGTGAAAAAGGCACTTTTTAAGATGTGTGGTTCAGAATTATCATTGATTTGTGCCCGGGTAAAGTTATAACGGTTGGCAGTCGTCGAGTAGTACCATTCGTTTACGTAACCGGCGTCATCTACAGGTAAACTTCTGTATTCATCCTCGTTTTCGTACCCCTCGTACCTAAAAAACCAATGGAAACATTTTACAGGAATACTCGGCTCCAATTGTATGACGAATTCCCGCTTTTCTGGTTCAAGTGGTATACTCGAATGTTTAACTACGAAATCATACACAATTTCATTATTTGGTCGGGTGAAATATAAACGTTCTTCGTGAGAAAGGGCGATTTCCTCGGTGATGACCTTAAAATTTTGGAGTTTTTTCGGTATAGGTACTGTTGGGGCACCTCGATTACTTACATTATCGGACGTGCGTTGGTTGTACAGTGTAAAGAAAGATTGTTTAAAAAACTCAATTTCGAGAGTAATTTTCTGCTTATGAATAGCACATAATGGAAATGATGGTTTTTCTTGATCGTTTTCCGAGTAGGCATCGCCGCCGTAATTATGTGAGAAGAAGAATGGTATATGAATAAACACGTCGTTACTCTGTGCGGCGTTTTGGGCAGATGGTTGAGACGTTCTACCCCCGGTTATATTTCGATTGTAAAGTGTGTTTGCGCTCATTTTTTGTGATTCAGTGGTGTACATGTTATCGTGAATGATACACCAATCTGATGTTATCTCTTCGACTATCTGAGTATCCACTTTAAATTTGATATTTTTGATCAGTTTCCGGCCGAGTAATTGCATGTCCCATGCCCAATACGCAATTTCGGGTAACGTAAATGAAGGTAGTGGTATGTCTCGTAAGATAATACTCTTTATGGTTTCTGGGAGTACTGCGAATACAGATGGAACGAGCTGGGACAAGATCACCGCATCTGAAACACTGGATGAGTCCCCAGTGAGAACATCAAGAATTGCGGTTGGGATCGCGGTTGTTTCCACATTAATTCCCAATTCAGCAGGTAATCCTTCACTCGGGGTTGTGTTAGGGTCATTGCTTAGAATACGTAACAGTGAAACCAAAACAGCCGCAGTAAAATCAGTGTTGATAGTAAACAATTCCACAGGAAGAAACGTGAAAATCAAGTTGTTGAACTGATTTTCAAAGGACAAAAAGTATTTGAAATCAGGGAACTGGAAGGCGGGAAGAGTAATTCCGGCTAAATTCGGGGCTCCTGCGAGCCACCATTCCCTAAACGTCGGGTACCCGAATTCTACCAGAGTCTGACCACTGAACAACATTTTCTGTAAGGTTTCGTTAAATATGATATCGTCAAATCCCCACGTCGGCAATGTCATTTGGATCCATACATTATTTAAGAGATCTCCCATGTTTTGAGGGTGTAGTTCAACCCGGACTATTTCACCGAATGGCCATGTCGCTGCGATACCTTGTGTTACGGTGTGTACGTTATGATACTTTCTAAATCTAGAGTGCCTTTCGCTGTCATTATATTTAAATAAGGAATCTTCGGGGTCTTTGGAAAGTAAATGTGTATCTTGCTTTCCAATAGCCTTTAGTGAAATCTTAGCGGCTTCACCCATACTTATCTATTGTCTATATATTTTTAATATCCGTTTTCCACATCGTGATGTGACTGGTTTTTAGCATGCGCTCGAGGTCAACAATGGCCTGTTGTGCCTCATCCATGAGTGCGTTGACGCGCTCTTCCGTGTACTCAACGGTCCTCGTGTTGAGAAGGTAGTCCCAGTTTCCGTCCATCTTGGGAAACATCGCAGCCATTTCCTTTTCGAGTTCAGCCTTCTTCCGCTTGAAGACAACGAGACGACCTTCGATGACCATCGTCACAAACTTTGATTTGAGGCTACACATTTCCGCCCGCTTTTCGAGGACGTCGATGAGATGTGCCTTCCTCTTCTTATAGTGCTCGAGACGCAGCTCCACAAAGTCTTTCAGGATTTCTTCGGGGGTTGTGTACCTGTGGATACCCCTGGTGGGGTGAAACAAATGCATGTTGGAAGTGTGGAACGTCTTTCGCATCTTGAGGTCTTTGAGAAGATCTTTCCCAGAATAACCAAATATTTCAAAGTCGACATCCTCGGTGGTGCTGTTGTTTGTGTAGCTCGTAATCATCTTCTTTTCTATCAAACTGTCCAGGTGTTCCTTGTAATCTTGAGTCCAGCGACCTGGTGGAAGTTCTGTAATCTTGATTCTAGAACCAGTATCTCTGTACATACCCTCTGTAATCCATAGACCACTGTCATCTCTGAACACCTTCCCCTTGAAACCCCTGAACCATGGCTTCATGGGTACAACTTCCTCACCCCCCAGTACCCGCTTGATGTTTTCCTTGATGTCATCAGGGTTGAAGGGTGGAACGTAGCAACTGAACCCCGTTCCAATTCCTTCCGTGCCATTCACGAGAACCATGGGTAGAGTAGGCATATAAAAGTCTGGTTCGATTGAGCGACCGTCATCGTCCAGATAGTTGAGAATGGCATCATCCTTGGGGTCAAAGAGTTTTCGAGCCTCTTTGGTCAACTTCGTGAAGATATACCTCGTCTGAGACGCATCCTTACCACCCATGAGGCGTGTACCAAACTGACCACAAGGTTCGAGAAGGTTGATGTTGTTTGAACCCGTGTAATCGTTCGCCAACTTCACAATTGTCTCCGCCAAGGAAACCTCGCCATGATGGTACGCACTCTTCTCAGCCACATAGGCTGCCAGTTGTGCCACCTTCATCTCATCTCGGAGATTCTTCTGGAAACACGAGTACATCACCTTACGTTGTGAAGGTTTGAGTCCATCCGCCACGTGGGCGATAGAGCGCTTGAGATCCGCCAAAGAAAAGTTCACCAAGTCCTTGTGTACAAAGTCGGTGATATCCAACTGTTTCACGTCACCATAAGGAACCTCGAGTTGGTCAGCATCTTTAGCAGTGCTCTCGAGAAGCCAAGACTTTCGGGCATCCGCCTTCTTTTTGTCAAAGGCAAGAACGATGGAGTCATCGGTCATCGTGTCCACATCAAACTTCACAGTGAGGTCTTGAATCTTCTTGAAGTATTCACGAGCCTCGGCACTCGTGCTGGTACCCAAACCCTTGTAGTACTTGATTTTCCAACCAGCTTTACCAGAACCGTACCAGGTTCGGAAAGCTGAGTCAGTGTAAAAAGACTTGGTGTCAGAACCTTTCGTGGCTTTGATGATCGGTGTCACCATCGATACCACAAAATTCAGTTTCAAAAGACTGGGCCAGAAGTAGTGAATCATGTTGAGGATGAGACCCTTGATGTGGGACCCATCGTTATCCGCATCAGTCATAATCATGAGGCGACCATAACGAAGCTCGGACACACTCGTGTACTCTTTACCCTGCTGAAGTCCCAAAATCTTCTTGAGGTCGTTGAACTCCTGGTTGGAGGTCAACTGTGCCACCGAAGAGTCCCTCACGTTCTTACATTTACCACGGAGGGGGAAGACACCGTAGTGGTCTCTACCCACCACCGAGAGACCGGCGACAGCGAGAGTCTTTGCCGAGTCACCCTCCGTCACGATGAGGGTACACTTCCCAGATTGTGCCGTACCAGCCTTGTTCGCGTCATCCAGTTTGGGGATACCAGTAATCTTAGACTTTCTGGCTCCATCAGTCTTCTTGAGTTCCTTCATCTCCTTGAACTTCGAGAGTGCCGTGAGTTCATCGGCGATACCAGTCTTCAAAACATTCTTCACAAAGTTTTTAGGTGGTTCAAACTTCGATCCAAAGTCTGTGGACTTCGAAGTACACTCAGACTTTACCTGGCTCGAGAAGGTTGGGTTCTCGAGGGTTGCCCTGACGAAGATGGTAAAAGCGTTCTTCACCTGTTGGGGCTTCAGCTTAATCTTCTTCGCCATATCCTCGATGATTCCATTGGCGATATGGTTAGCGACATGGTCGACATGGGTGCCACCCTTCATGGTACAGATGCCATTGACGAAAGAAACCTGCTCGAGACCGTTCTCAGAGGGTCCAATGCACACCGACCAACGGTCTCCAGTCACAGAGGCAACTTCTTGAACACCTTCGTGCATCTTGGCATAGACTTCAAAGTTTTGTTTGGGGAGGACATCACCATTGAACTTCACTTTACAGTTTTGAGTCGTACAAATGTTCGCATCCCAAACGCGTTTCTGGAAAATGTTGTAGATGGTATCGTCCATCTTGGACATTCCAAACCTCTTCCACTCGGGTGTGAAAGTAATAGCGACTGATGACACGGCACCCGAATGTTTTTTGATTTTTGGTGGGTCACAGACAGTCATATTCTTCGACCACTTTTGGGTATAAGTTTGCTTCGTCTCGTGGTCCTTGATGATGACGGAAAAGTCGGTAGAGTAGATGTTCGCCAACTTGGCACCATAGCCGTTGCGACCCCCGACAATCCTCTTTTGAGTGTCATCATAGTTAGTACTCGTGAGGAGGTGTCCAAAAACGAGTTCGGGATTCCAGAGACCTTCCTTCTCATGCATGCGGACACCAATACCACCGAGGGGGCCATTATTCTCGATGGTCACGGAACCCGTTTCCTTATCGATTGAGACGGAGATGGAATTAACCTGTTTGGGGTGGAGGGAGTTACGGTCGATGGCGTTGACCAATATTTCATCGAAGATTTTCAAGAGGGCTGGAGAGTACTTGAGGTTCTTCTTGGTGAAGGTAGAACCATCGAGGATCCAGTAGGGTTCTGTACCCTGCTCAACTGGACCAACATATGAATCAGGTCTCTTGAGAATGTGTTCGATGTGGGTGAGCTTTTGGACACTCTCCATACTTTCTTGGTTTTTATTACAATCAAAACTCTAACTTGGGTTTTATTTAAAAATAAACATCCATACAAAATATATGCTCACCCTCGCATCTGTCAAACCCATCGTCAAACTCGAGAAGCGTATCAACAAAGCTGTCGTCAAATCGGCTGTGAAGGTCATCGACAGAGTGTACAGGGACCGTGACTATGCTCGGTTCTATGTCCTCGAGACGGTCGCCCGTGTCCCATACTTTTCGTTTGTATCGATTCTACACCTCTACGAGACATTGGGTGTGTGGCGGAAAGCNGACTTCTTGGAGACACACTTCACACAGACAATGAATGAGTATCATCATCTCCTCATCATGGAAAATTTGGGTGGTGACGAACGCTTCGTTGACAGATTCTTCGCACAGCACACAGCGTTTGCGTACTACTGGTTGACATGTCTTCTATATGTGGTGTCACCGAGGATGGCCTACAATCTCTCCGAACAGGTGGAGGAACACGCCTATCACACCTATGATGAATTCCTCAAACAGAATGGAGCAAGTCTCACACTTGAGAAACCCCCTCCTGTAGCTTCAAACTACTACGGTGATGTCAATAACCTATACGATGTTTTTACCCGAGTTAGAGACGATGAAGGTGATCACGTGAAGACGATGCAGGACTGTCAAAACTTTCTTGAGGTAAAGTAAGAGATGTACCTCTATTTTGCGATCGCAGTCGCTGTTTTGTTTTTTATGATGCAGAATAAAGTGAGGGGTGTGAACAAATCTATAGAGAAGCTCGTTCGTCAATCTGCTCGGTACGCCACTGCTGCTCAGCAGGATAAGTCCCCAGTGATTGCTCTCCTACACGCCAATTATGCGGCGGCATACCTTTACGCACTCAAGGATATTGCTACGGATTCTCAAATCCATAACGCAACTGGTATAGATGTTAGGAAGTTTAAGGAACATATCATCAATGTTCAAGATATGGTGACCAAGAAGACGTCGGAGACTTGCCCAGAATTTGTTGGACAGGTTGATATATATTTGGCTGAAATTGGAGGGGAAGCCTAAGTGAAGTCCAGTAACCCAAAAAATCAAGAAAATAAAATGGAAGTCATCCGTGATACCATGTGGGAGCGCTGCCTCGCTGATGCGGCTAAGATGTACCGCATCAGCGAACCAGATGAAAGGTGTGTTCAACTTGCGAACGCAACTTGGATCATGAAGAAGAAGTATCTCGAGCACGAGAAGAAGAAGGATTCTAGGCAGGTTGTCGTGATTGACAAACCCCCGGAAATTGTGAATGAACAACGAACAGCGAAGAAAATATGCTGCGCAACGACGATGACTGGCAAGCCCTGTTCGTTCAAGGCGGTATGTGGAGACTTTTGTAAAAAACATCAAGCTAAACCCCTTAAACTGGGTACTAAAATTGATGTGAGTAAAATTAAAATCCACGAGTAATAGAAAGATGATGTTAGACCAGGAGAGTCTTAGACCTGTAATAATAGCGATGGTACTTTACATTATAATCAGCACTCTCGTACCTCGTATCGTGAAGAAGTCCACAGGTATTCAAGTCGTCGACGATCTTGTCATGAAGATTATCGCCGAAAGGGATTCAATGATGAGTGGAACTATTCTAATCGGTATTATCATTCTCGCCACTAACTACATTGAAGATGAATTCTTCTAGAACATTCTTCCTCCCCACTAATTGTTTTGTGTGTTCGTGGTCCATGTGACGAACACGATTATCGTACGCATGCCTCATGAACTCCAAGAGTTGGTCAAAGTTTGGCTTACCCCAAGTCATACCCTTTTTGAAGAGGAAATCATCCTGCTCCAACTCTTGAAGTCCACAATCAATCGTATACGGTGTTTTTATGTATTCGGGTGCACCACCATAATCTGTGATGATCACCGGCTTATCTCGC